GATGCGTGACTTTTACGGTATTGATACGGCCACTTTGACTGAGTATGTTTTGGATCCGGTTCGTACCCAAAACAAAATCAACACGATTGCGAACGCGACGCTGCTGGGTGGTGGGGCTCGCAGATCCAATTTGAACATTGATGTGTCTACTGCTGAGAGTTTAGCTGACTTGTCGGGGACGCAGGATGCGAACGTGGGTCAATACCAGGAGCGGTTTAGTCAAGCGTCTGTTTTGCGTGACGCGACTGAGCGTCTTGCGGGTATTGAGGACACCCAGATTAGTGATAGTGAAATTGTGCAGTCACAGTTCAACACTGACGCTGCTTCGATGAGTAAAGTGAAGGGTTTGCAGTCCCGTGAACGTGCCCGTTTCTCTGGGGGTAGCGGGATAACGTCTTCTTCTTTAGCAACGAATCGTGGGTAAGCACCCGTTTTAGCCCCCAAATCGTAGAGGGGAACGAGTTTTAAGGCCTTTTTAAGGGCATTAAAACGATCTGGTAGTAATTACACCAGTATGTCTGTGGTTGACACCCAGAGGGCCCTTGAATTGATTGTAAGGGTATCCCAAGGGTGGTAAATAGCTTCGAGTAAATGTTTTGTGTAGTGGGATCACCGTGTAGGCGGCGAAAGTTCACGACTTAGATCCCCCACTCCGACTAGGACCGACCAGCCCCTAGCGCGTAGAAGCCTGGTAGTTACAGCCACAACACTTCCCCCGAAGTCGTTGTGAGGGTGACGCATCCAATCAAGGGAAAAAAATGGGAGAAAATATGTCAGAAGTAATGTACGACGACGACCTGGATATGAGTGACGATTCAACATCTTTACGGGATCTTCGCAAAGCTTACAAAGCTAAAGAGAAGCAGGTTAAAGAATTACAGGGGCGGCTCGACGAGATTGAGACTGCCGGTCGGCGTAACACTATCGAAGACGTTTTGAAGGATTCTGGTGTGAACGACAAATTAGCGAAGTTTATTCCCAGTGATGTTTTAACCGCGGAGCAGGTGCGCGAGTGGCTTGACGAAAACAGTGAACTGTTTGGGCTAGTGAGGTCAGATGCTCAGGACACTGAAGATGTTAAAGCGGCTGGGCGCATGGCGAAGTTGGGTGACGTTGCCGAGGCTGTTAACCCTGGTGATCTTCTCAATCGCATTGCGGCGGCTGGAAACGCTGAGGAATTAAACGAAGCTCTTTTTGGTTCAAAATTTGGTCCTTCAGCATAAACATTTAACTACTACACCCTTGAAAGGGGTGCAAACAAATGGCTGACTATATTGTCAAATCCGCGACGAACTCGGGAGGTACCCTAAAAACACCTTCCGCCCCGTCGTCTACATATGCCGCTGGATCCTCAGCGTCGTACGACCGGCTAGTGCAAAATGCGTACGACCGTTACATTGAGTTTGCTTTGCGTTCTCAAGTACTGTTTCGTTCGCTGGCAGACAAAAAACCAGTACAACAAGCAATGCCTGGTTATGCAGTGACTTTCTCGCTGTATAACGACCTGGCTAAAGCAACCACTCCCCTAGCTGAACTGACCGACGTTGAGGCTGCGGCCATTGATGACGTTAATCAGGTGAGCGTTATTTTGCGGGAGTACGGCAACGCTGTTGTGAACACTCGATACAGTGCTGATACTGCGTTTGCTGATATTCAACCGGCAATCGCAAACATTCTGGCGTACAACATGGCTGACAGTCTCGATGATGTTGTTGCTTCCGTTCTGGACGCAACCACGCAGGTTGAAGATGCTACTGCTGAAATGACGGGTCTTTCGATTCGTAAAGTTGTTGCTAAACTGCGTGGGGCAAACGTGATGCCGCGTGATGGGATGCTGTACGGAACGTACATGCACCCTGACTGTGCGTTTGATTTACGTAACCAAACGGGATCGAATGCGTTTGAGGATGTTCGCAAGTACAACGGTGAAGCACCCATCCTGCAACAGGTTGTTGGCGTGTACGGTGGATCTGAAGTTGTGGAAACCCCACGATGCCCAGTTGACGTTTCTAGTGGCGTACCAGCAACACACGTTTACAGTACGTTCGTTATGGGTAAGCAGGCTCTCGCTGAGGCGACAGCTGTTGAGCCACACGCGGTCCTTGGGCCTGTCGTGGACAGGCTTCAACGGTTCCGTCCGTTGGGTTGGCATTCAATTCAGGGCTGGTCTTTGTACCGTCCTGAAGCAATGTGGAAAATCACAAGCACCTCCACTATCGCTGCTTAACTAGCAAAACAAGGAGGGGTGGAGGCGAAAGTTTCTGCCCCTTCTTCTAGCTTTCGGAGTTGCCGTGAAAGAACTAATGTTGCCTATTACTTACATTGCTTACGCTGAGGACAGTTTTTTTGGTCGCTTTTTTAAGACCCCCACCCAGTCAAGTTTGATTATTAAAACTAACGGTGAAGGTGTTGTGCTTCGTAACCCCCCGCAGTCAGTACTTAACTCCGCGTCCATGTTTTTTTTGGGCGGTCACCGGAACATTCTTACCGAAACGCAAGCCAGTGTGATAGTGGCTGCCGGGTTCGGTGAATACATTGAGGAGACACCAGATGTGCCGTAGTGGATGTAAACAAAAAAATCATGCCAGTTACAGTGAATGTTTACGTGACGGTATCCCCACGATTCGTGGGGAAACCACTTCTATTACTAGTCGAGGGTTAAACGATTACGCGTACGCGCGTTCCCTTGGTTTGCAGCCGGCAACAAGTAGCCCAGCGGACTCTTTGACGGCTTTGCGTAGGGCGGGCGCATGAGTACCATCAGTCAGGTTGTTGATTCTACTATTCTTTACTTGTCAGGTTTTTCTAGTCAACAAGATCGTGCCACGTATTTGACGGAGAACCTTGACGTTTCATCTTTGACGTTTAGTGTTCACGACCCGACAGCGGTGACGCGCGGGATTGTGGAGATTGGCAACGAAATCATGCACGTGGATCTTGTTGACCGTTCCGCGGGACTGTTGACGGTTCCACCGTACGGTCGTGGTTTTCGTGGGACGGTAGCTACAGCGCATCCTGCTGGTGTTCGTGTGGCTGCAAGCCCACAGTTTCCGCGTCACACTGTTCGGCAAGCGGTCAATGATGCGATTCTTGCCGTGTACCCGGATGTGTTCGCGGTTTTTAACGAAACGGTTGTTTCTGAGGCTGTTCAAACGAACTATTTACTGTCAAGTGTTCGGGCGCGGACAGTGCTGAAAGTTGACTACGAAAATGTTGGTCCGTCAGGTGAATGGACTCCTTCGCGTCGATACGAGCTGCACCCTTTCATGGCGGAGGGGCCACAAATAAGTATTTATGACCGTGCTACTCCCGGTTACAACATTCGTGTACGTACCGCGGGGCCACCGACTCTTGTTGATGACGATGCGGAGTTTACTGCTACTGGTTTGCCGGCTTCGGCGGAGGACCTTGTGCGTTTAGGGGCCGCTTACCGTCTTGTTCCTAACTTGGAAACCCCGCTGCTGTCAGGTTTGTCAGCTCAAGCTGACTTCGCGGCGAACATGCGTCCCGTTGGTGGTGCGGAGAGGCTCGGTAAATACATGCTTGGTTTGTACCAGACTCGTTTGCAGGAAGTTCGGCGCCAGCAGCAAACCGAAAACCCAATCAGAGCGCATTACGAAAGGTAAATGAAAATGGCACAAACCAGGTATTACAGTTCGTCAGCGAAAAAAACTATTCTTCAAAGTCCTGTTTCGGCAGGGGACGTGAACCTTACCGTTTTGGCGGTTACCGACTATCCTGCTAACTTTCCGTTTACTTTGATTCTTGACCGGGACACGTTGGATGAGGAAGTTGTTCAGGCTTCAACGGCAACCGCGACAACGTTCACGGTGACTCGGGGTGTTGACGGTACTTCAGCGGTGTCTCATGCTGCCGGTGCCACTGTGGAGCATGGTACTTCTGCGAGGGATTTTCGTGAATCTGATCAGCACCGTTCAAGTTCGGAGAATCTTCACGGGATTGGTCTTGGTTCCGCTGTTGTTGGTACTATTGATGCGCAAACGTTGTCGAATAAGACTTTGGGTAATGCTCTTGCTGCTGGTGGTTTCAAAATTACGGGTCTTGCGGATCCGACTTTAGCGCAGGATGCTGCGACGAAAAACTGGTCTGAAACGGCCATGACAGCGCAGGTTGCTATTGCTACTACGCAGGCCACGAATTCTTTGAATAGTGCTAATGCTTCTGAGGTTTCTGCCACGGATAGTTTGGCTTCTGCGGATGCTTCGCAGGTTTCGCGGTTGGCGAGTGAGACTGCTGAAACGAACGCGGAAACGGCTGAGGCGAACGCGGAAACCGCTGAAACTAATGCTGAGACCGCTGAAACTAACGCTGCAACAAGTGCATCCACTGCTACTACGCAAGCGTCTACGGCCACTACGCAGGCTGGTATCGCTACGACACAGGCAGGTGTTGCTACCACGCAAGCGGGTATTGCTACTACTCAAGCCTCGAATGCTTCTGCTAGTGCGGTGTCTTCTGCTAATAGTGCAGCGGCGGCTGCTAGTTCTTTTGATTCTTTCGATGACCGCTATTTAGGTTCCAAATCCACGGCACCCACGTTGGACAATGACGGTAATGCACTCCTTACGGGTGCTTTGTATTACAACAGTGTTTCTTTAGTAATGTTTGTGTATAACGGTTCAGTGTGGGTGGCAGTTGTTGATGGTGCGTTTATTAGTAATTCGATAGTAGACGCTAAGGGTGACGTTATTACGGCTACGGCTGATAACGCCCCGGCTCGTTTGGGTGTTGGCGCGAACGATTTTGTTCTCACCGCTGACAGTTCTACTTCCACTGGTTTGAAGTGGGGTTCTGTTCCTGCCGACGCGACGAAGGCTGACAAAGCACCTACCCAAAACGCAATCACTTCTACGGCTTACACCGCTGTGCTACTTGATGTAGGTAAAACCGTTACTAGATCGAACGCAGCGGCGAGCACTCACACAATCCCGGCGCAAGCAACTGTTGCTTGGGCAGACAACACGCAACTGAACTTCCTCAACATCGGCGCTGGCACTGTGACTATCACCCCGGCAGCCGATGTAACAATTAACGGCACACCACTCACCTTGGCGACATCAAAG